ACCGATAGACGAAGACGGAAACCAGCCGCCCATTCTCATTGGGATTCCTGGCGGTTATGATATAAACCATTTGGGGATAATCTAATGCCTAAACATACAGCGGCCAAACGCGCAGTCAACAGAGCAAGAAAAGCATCAGCAGCAAAGAAAAAGAAACGAGTTAAGAAGTGAGTGAATTTACTCTGATAGCCGGGCTTGTTACATGCGTCATGGGTTTTGCGTTCCTAATGAGAGCATTGCTTATTTCAATGAGGCCATCAAGAAACATCTCGGCGATAAGAGAGATATTCTTTTTGCATGAGATTAAGAAGTAAGTACATCAACCTATAAGGAATGTATAAATGTTAACAGGAAGGCCCACATCGTACACAGAGGAGCTAGAAGAGCTCGCGCTTGAGTATATCGATGGCGGATATAAAGAACACGACCAGGTCATCCCCAGCGTGGTTGGAATGTCTATCCTATTAAACGTAGCAGAATCAACGCTTTACAGATGGGCAGAACAAGAACGCGGCAACTTTCAGGTGACGTTAGAGATGTGTAAGGCCGCACAACATCAAATATTGCTTAACAAAGGGCTCACAGGTGACTTCAACGCGACGATTGCCAAACTAGCCTTAGCCAACCATGGGCATAGGGAAGCAACCTCCACGGAGGTCTCAGGACCAGGTGGCGGACCTATCCAGACTGGTATATTTGAATTCGTTCCAGTGGATGAAAACAGTTGAAGCGAATCAAGATAGAGTATGTAAAAAACCTCTACCCTGTATTCACGAAAGAGAAGCGAATCAAGATCATTGTAGGGGGCCGGGGCTCAACCAAGTCCACCGGCATTGCTGACTTTGTAGCTGCTAAGGTATCGATCGGCGAACTATGGTGTTGTGCCAGGGAGAATCAGAACTCCATTGAAGAATCCGTACACAGAACAATCCTCGATGAGATAGAGCGGTTAGGCATTGAAGGCTTTGAAGATACCAAGACATCTATTACCCACGTCCCATCAGGCGGCCGGACATTCTATCGCGGCCTAGCAAGAAACATCACTTCTCTGAAATCTACATTGTCAGGTGTTCACGGCCTATGGATCGAAGAAGGTGAAGACATATCAGACAACACGCTCAGGATATTGACTGCATCAGTACGGCTTAACGCTAAAGATTCAGAGCGTAAGATAGCTGGTGAAGACGTGAAGATGCCTGAAATCATTATCACTATGAACCGGGGTGCTAGAACAGGCGCCATTGCTCAACGATACCTGGCTAGGGCAGAACATGAGTTACAACGATGCGGTTATTACGAAGATGACCTGGTAATGGTTGTTCAGATGAACTACACGGACATGCCTAAGTCATGGTTTGAGGCATCAGGTCTTGAAGCTGAGCGGTTAGATGATGATAAACGGTTATCACAGGCTGCATATGATGCTAAATGGTTGGGTCAGTACCTGGATGAAGTAAAGAACTCAGTGATTAAGCCTGAATGGTTTGATGCGTGTGTTGACGCCCATAAGCTTGATCGATTAAAGGCTGCATTTGAACCCCATGGGGCTAAGATAGCCTCGCATGACCCATCTGATACAGGTAACGATGCGAAAGGTTACAGTTTAAGGCACGGATCTATTGTCAGAAAGGTGTTATGCAAAGACGATGGTGAAGTTGATGAGGGCTGCGATTGGGCTACAGGCCAAGCGATCAATGATAAAGCTGACTGGTTCGTGTGGGATGGTGACGGAATGGGCGCAGGTCTTAAACGTCAAGTGTCAGATGCCTTTGCTGGTACCCGGGTCAAATACCACATGTTTAAGGGCTCGCTATCTGGTAAAGCGCAGGACCACGCCAAAGAGATTTACATGCCTGTCGAAGATGACAAGGACAAAGAGCCTAAAACATACATGGAAACGTTCAAGAATAACCGCTCTCAGTACACTATCTCATTAGCTGACCGGTGCTATAACACGTATAGATGCGTTGTGAGGGGGCAGTATATTGACCCAGACCAAATGATTAGTTTTGATTCAGAAGGTATTCCAGAGATGGCAAGATTCAGATCAGAGTGTTGCAGAGTACCGAAGAAAGAAAACGGCACAGGATTAACGCAGATCATGAGTAAGCAGGAAATGAAGGTGTTAGGCATAGAATCTCCGAATATGTTCGATTCTGTTATGATGGGACAGTATATGCCGCCTCTTAAAGCTAAATGGGGCGAGTTGAAATATCAAAAAGTGAGCATGGCATGAATAACGTAGAAGAAGTTAAAAAGAGAATCGAAGGTCTTCGTAAAGATATTGATTTAGTTAACGGAATGGATGTTGAAAATTGGCTTAACAAGCATAAACGCCGAGATTTCAAGCATTTCGTTTTGTTTCCTAGTTTGTTTGCGGGTTCAAACATAAAGAAGTGAGCATGGCTTAATGATTTGTCCTTATTGTGCGACATGTTGCGGATTTGAGCGAGAAGGTGATCTATGCATTACTGCGCTAATAAATCTGCATCCTATACTGCCAACGTGTTTTACCGACCGCGAAGGCGGAAATTGGATTCCATATATTGGCCCTAGATTGTCTGAAAAGATATTATTAACCTTTGATCACGGCATGCACTCCGTTCATTTAAATTGCGGGCGTGAATGGGATGAAATTAACAGTTGGAGACAACCTAGAAAAGCGAGCATGGCTTAATGGCTAATCTATCAGAAAATGAATTACTAGCGCTTATTGATGAGGCTGAGAAGGATTCAGTTCAGTTCAATGGCGCATTCATGGCTATCAATGAGCAGTTATTGGCTCGATATCTTGGCAATCCATATGGTGATGAGGTCGAAGGACGTTCGCAGGTAGTCTCAACAGATATTGCTGATGTTGTAGAGGCTGACATGCCATCGCTTGCCAGGGTGTTTCTAGGTTCTGGTGATATCGTCACATTCAAATCCAACACTGATAACGAAGATGAAGTTCAGGAAGCAGAAGACAAGACGAAGTATGTCAATTGGTTGGTACGTAATCAGCCTGGTTCATTTGCCACTATCCTGGGATGGCTGAAAGACGCTGAAATCCAGAAGATGGGCGTTGTTAAATACTTCATCGATGACAGCAGGACTACAGAAGAGGTCAGGTTTGAGAACGTTGACGCGCTTGAGCTACAAGAGGTTATGGAATCCTTGCGTGGTGAGGACGTTTCAAAGATTGAGATAGTAGGTCAGGCTGACAATGAAGAGGAGCCTGATAACTTCGACATTACCTTTAGAGTGACAACCGGCAAACAAAAGGTTGAGGTGATTGGTGTACCTACTGAGACATTCCTGATATCCAGCGGGGCAAAGAGTCTTGATGATGCTGAGATGGTTGGTGATCGGATAATGAAGACCCGCGGCGAGCTCATTTCTGAAGGTTTTGATGAAAAGCTTGTGGCTATGCTGCCTAACTTCGAGACCAGTTCCCAGCGTGGCGTCTCCAATGGCTCGACAATGTCTCAGATCAGGAACCAGGACCAGGGCGGCGAGACTAACGAAACACTCAACGAGGTGGCTTCACAGGAAGTAGAAATCATTGATATGGTCCTGAAGGTAGACTTTGACCAGGACGGTATTGCTGAACGAAGGCACATCATCAAATCAGGCAATCATCTTCTGGTTAATGAACAGTTCAATCATGTTCCTTATGCTGTTATGTCGGCTATTCCTTTACCTCACAAGGCTCTAGGACGTTCCAGAGCAGAAGTAACAGAGAGCAATCAACGCGTTAAGACGGTTGTACTAAGACAGACATTAGACAACTTGTACTTCGTGAACAACGCCCGGAACGTAGTCAGTGAGGCGGTAAACCTCGATGACATGTTGACGGTAAGACCCAACGGTATCGTAAGGACTGAAGGCCCGGTTAGTGAAGCTGTATTCCCATTGGTCACTGAATACATTGGGGATAAGTCACTACAGATCATTCAATACCTGGACTTTGCTAGAGCGCAATCCACGGGCACGTTGATGGCTTCTCAGGGTTTGGACTCTGATGCGTTGAGTAAAGAGACAGCTACACGCTTTATGGGCGTACAGGAAGAGGGTAGCGCCAAGATTGAGTTAGTTGCTCGGGTCTATGCAGAGACAGGGTTCAGAAAGCTTTACGAGGGTATAGCCTGGCTAGTCTCAAGGTTCCAAGATACTGAGACAGAGTTCATGGTTTTGGGTAAGGCGTTAAAGGTTGATCCTGCTAAGTGGAAGTTTAACCATCATGTCGAATCCAATGTTGGGTTAGGTGCCGGTGATAATGAAAAGCTGGTTGGTGCTGTACAGGGTATCTACCAGATCCAACAACAACTCAAGGTCACTGGTTCATTACTTGTTGACGACGTGAAGCTGTTTAACAGTCTTGATCGACTGGTTAAGGGCATTGGATTACCTAGAGCGGATGAGTTCTTCAATGATCCAGAGAAGCCTGACGAACTGTTACAGGCTGAAAATGAGCAGTTACAACAAGCGGTTCAAGTGCTACAACAACAGGTCCAGCAACTTCAGAATCCATTAGCCGAGGCTGAAACGATTAGGGCAAGAGAGAAGTTTGCTAGCTCACAGAACAAGAACCAACTTGAATTGGTTAAAGAAGCAGAGAAATCAAGAGAATTCGATATTGAACAGAGAAACGACATCAAGAAGCACAACGATAACGTGGCTGTAAAACTCACAGAATTAGAGCTTGATAGCGGTCAAGACATACCAGGGTCCATAGTATGAACAAGGCAGAAGAAATATCACGAGGTAATGAAGCTCAATCGGTATTGAACAATGCCATATATCAAGAAGCCATTGTGATTATGCGCGCGAAGTTAATAGAGGCGTTTGAAAGCACGAAGTTTGACGAACATCTAGAACGTGATGAGATATGGCGAAAGATGCAAACAGTTGATTGGCTTAGACGGCAGATGGAATCGGTAATGAAGACAGGGCAACTTGCTGCTGATCCCCAAGTAGCAACAGGCGCGCCACATTAATTCATTTTTCATCCTCTAGCGGGTTTCTTTCCCTTGAAGTCAAAACAAAAACGATATCGTGATATTGCCCATGATTAATAATGGCGCATCCATTCTTGTCAGCTTCTCGATAAACCTTCTGCGGTGACTTGTTAAACTCTTCTGCTGTGAATGTTTTCATTATCTCCACCAAGCCTTTTTTATTTCTTCTTCTGAATTCTCAGGTTCACTGTCGAAAATGAAATCCATTAATTGTTTCAACTCCCGGCGTCCATAATGCCAAACATTATGAGGCTTTGGATAAGGCTTTCTAGGTTGATGGTCTAATTCTTCAAATTGTTTATTGATGAATCCTGCTATTTGGCCCCGGGGTTTC